ATACTTATCCAGAAAGCCGAGATTGACAGACTCAGGTGCGTCCTCGAGGCTGCAGAGGAGCGTATCGTTGAGCTCGAGCGTGAGAATGCAGATCTAAGGTTGGGGTTGTATGGAAGTTGAAGAGGCCGAAGAGGTTAGGGTCTGGACGACTCATGATATGGCTGAGCACTTTGGTGTTCCTGCGGGTACTGTTCAGAAGGCTGCCCAACGTGGAAGTGTTCCCGGAGCTACAAAGAGTATGGGGCGGTGGATCTTCGACCCGAAGGTGGCTGTTGGTTGGAGGTCAGATTCTCCTCTTGCCAGAGAAACTGGTAAAGTTAAGAAGGGCAATCTTCGAGCTGTTGGTAATCGTGGGGGTAGGCCAAAACGTGAGTTCGAGCTTAAGTTTCTAAGAACTCTTGTTGATACGGTTGCTCCTGAAGATTGGTCTGCCATCATCCTAAAAGCGGTAGAGCAGGCCAAAGCGGGCGAGTGGCGTGCTAGAGCTTGGTTAAGTAACTATCTTATTGGTGTGCCTGTTCAAAGAGTTGTTGCTCAAGTTGACATGACGGCTAAACATGAGTTCGAGACTGGAGAGCGGGCTGCTGCGATTATGTCAATACTCAATCTCGTTAGGGAAAGAGAGGAAGCGAACATCGTTGATGTGACTCCTAAGGAGGTCTCTGTAGATGCCTCTGCCTGATCTTCTAGAGAGATTGACGCCAACTGAGCAACTTCTTGTTGACACTTTGATAACAGGTAGTACTCTATGGATGCCGCACCCTGATAACTTACCGCAGATACAAGCGTACGTTAGTGAAGCAGACATCTTGTACTTTGGCGGAGCAGCAGGAGGCGGAAAAAGCGATTTACTTCTGGGTCTGGCCCTAACAGCGCACAAGAAGTCAATTATCTTTAGACGTGAGTTTTTGCAACTCCGTGAACTTATAGATCGTTCGCAAGATATCCTAGGCGGTACGAGGGCTAGTTATAATCAGACTTTCTCACGCTGGATAAATATACCTGGAGGAAGAACTCTTGAGTTTGGTGCGGTTCAGCATGAGAAGTTTAAAGAGAAGTACAAGGGACGCCCGCACGATCTAAAAGCTTTTGATGAGGTTGCGGACTTCTCAGAGAGTCAGTTCCGGTTTCTGGTTGCGTGGAATCGTAGCACTGAACTTGGTCAGCGTTGTCGGATAGTATGTGCTGGTAACCCACCAACTCATTCAGCTGGTGAGTGGGTTATTAGGTATTGGTCCCCTTGGTTGTCAGAAGATCATCAAAATCCTGCAGTTCCTGGAGAACTTAGGTGGTTCGCAAGTCTTGATGGTAGGGATGTCGAAGTTACAGATGGCAGGCCCTTTTGGCATAATGATGAGCTCATTACGCCTCTAAGTCGCACGTTTATACCTTCCTTTTTGGACAATAACCCGTTCCTTAGGGATACGAACTATAAAGCAGTCCTTCAGGGTTTGCCGGAACCCTTAAGATCTCACTTGTTGCTGGGGTTGTTCACAGTGAGAGCACCAGATCCTCCCAGGCAAGTGATCCCTTCTGAGTGGGTTCGGCTCGCACAACGGAGGTGGAGGGAAAGGGTACCTCTCGAAAGAGAGGAGATATCAGTTGTCGGACTCGATCCTTCTCGTGGCGGACTTGACAAGACCGAGATTGCTCCTAGAGCTGGGAGCTACTTCTTCGAGGTGCTTTCGTATCCAGGTGTTGGGGTTCCTGATGCTCCAGCGTGTGTGGCGTTGGTTGAGGAAGTGTTGGAAGATTCCTATCAGGATGTTCAGATAAACTTAGATGTCATTGGAGTTGGTGCTGGTGTTTATGACTTGCTGGTAGGACTTGGTTATACTGCTTCACCAGTAAACTTCTCAAGTAAGGCGTCTGGGTCTGACAAAACTGGGAGATTACGTTTCAGGAATGTACGAGCAGAAGCATACTGGAAGATGAGAGAAGATCTAGATCCTACTAGCGGGAAAGACTTGGCTCTCCCTCCTGGTGACGAGCTGCTTGCCGATTTGGTAGCTCCAACCTGGGATATGTCAGCTAGAGGCATAGTGGTTGAACCAAAGAAGAACGTAAGGAAAAAGCTTGGTCGTAGCCCAGGTCAGGGAGATGCTGTTGTTCTTGCCAACTATGACCCTGTTATGGGAGTCTTTTTCAGATGAGAAAACCATCCTTTTTGACGCGTGCAAGAGCAGCGCTTAAGGTTTTTAGAAGTGGTTATCCCGAAGGGTCTAAGTCTCTTCCGTGGTCGTGGCCTTCCTGGAGGCAACTTCAACCTCAGTGGCATCTGACGGACTTTGAGACGTATGTGGATGAAGGGTTCAACATGAACTCCTTAGTCTACTCAGCTATTATGTTCAAAGTGAGGGCTACAATTACGGCTCCTCTTCGGGCATATACAGGGGATCCCTACTATCCGCAGACTCTCGAACCGGGTCACCCACTGGCTAAGCTCGTAGCAAGGCCAAACCAGCACCAATCTTGGGCTGAGTTCCAGTCACTGAATACAGTTTATCTGAGTCTTGACGGAAACGCTTATGTCTACAAGACTTCAAATCAGGAACTCTATCCTCTACGTCCTGATCGGATGTATATTGTTCCTACCAGGGGGAAGAAAGCTTCTCTTGATTACTATATGTATGTTCCAGAAGGTAAGAGTTTTCACGATGGCTATCCTCTACTCTCTGAAGATGTCATTCATATAAAGTTGCCAAACCCTGGTGATCCCTTAGAAGGTATGGGATATGGATTGTCGCCTCTAGGTTCAGCTGCAACTAGTGCTGATGTGGATAACAAAGTCACTTCATTTCTTGATGTCTTCTTCCAGAGCGGTACGATGTTGGCTGGTACTTTGTCTTACGATATTCCACTTAAGGAGAATATTGTAGATGAGATACTAGATAGATGGAAGAAGAAGTACGGTGGTTCGCAGAAGTGGGGTGAAGTTGGTGTGTTAGATCGTGGAGCCAAGTACCAGCGTCTGGGTCTTACAATTGAAGAGATGGGCTTCTCGGAGCTGGACGCTCGTAACGAGACGCGTATCCTAGGTCCCTTTGGTGTCCCGCCAATTCTGATTGGAGCTCGTGTAGGTATTGAACACGGAACCTACAGTAACTACGAGGGAGCTCGCAAGGCAGTTTGGGAGGATACGCTACTTCCTGAGTTGAAGTTGTTTGAGGCAGAGTATCAGTATCATCTTACGGCACCAGACGCTTTTGTGAAGTTTGACATTTCTGGGGTTCCTGCTCTGCAGAAAGATCTGCCGATTCTCGTTAACTCGGCGTATACCTTGTACCAGATGCGTGTTCCTGCTAATCAGGCGCTTGCTGCTGTGGGTTTGCGTATTGGTGATGTGCCAGGTGGAGACCTCATTCCAGAGTTGCAATCTGGTAGGGGTCAGGGGCAGGGTCCTCGTGCGGATGACGAGGATGATAGTTGGGGTATGCGCTCGCTTGACTGCAGAGACTGTGGTGGGAACCTTAAGCTACTTGAGGGTCCGAGTACGGCTAGGCTAAAAATTCTGCAGTGTACGCACTGTTACCAGCTCTGCGCTCTATCTGAGAACGGAGATAGCTTAGAGGTTTTAGAGCATGAAAGAGATTCACTGTTACCGCAGGGGCTGTAACTGCCAGGCTGGGTGGAAACTTCCTGGAAGGCCTGTACTGTATCTATGTACAAGACATCTACGAGAGCTTTGCGGGGATGCGATACCAGAGAGAATAGAGGTAGGCCCTTCAGAACATAAGTTAGAGGAGAAGGAAGATGAAGGCGATTGAAAGTGCTGTTGAACCTTCTGAGTACAAAACAATTCCTGCGTTTGTCAAGGTAATTGAAGCCGAGGGTGAAGGGATTGTCGAACATTTGATCTCAGTCTTTGGAGTCCTTGACTTAGGGAAAGACATTACTCACCCAGGTTCGTTCAAGAAAACTATCGCAGAGAGGGAGGGTTCTATTAGGGTTCTTGATAGCCATCATCGGTCATCTGCCTTGGACGCAATAGGTCTCCCTCTTAAGATTTGGGAAGCCTCTAGGGACGAGCTCCCAAAGGAGGTACTTGAGAAGTATCCTGAAGCTACTGGTGGTGTGATGGCCAAGACGCAATTTCTAATGAACACTCCAGAAGGTAAAGGGATATTCGCTAGGATCAAAGCTGGTGCGCTTGACGAGTTCTCCTTTGCTTACGACGTGCTTGATGAGGACTTGTCTGAGGTCAAGATTGGCGGGGAAGACGTAACGGTCAGAAATCTCAGAACTATTAGGTTGTGGGAGTACAGTCCCGTTGTGTTTGGCATGAATCCTGCTGCGACCGTCGTTAGTGCCAAGGGGACTGAAGAGAAGCCTGCGCCTGATGTTACAGAAAACACGATCCGAATTAGGGTTCGAAATCCTAAGGACTTTCAGGAGGGTTCCTTTAGAACCATCAACATTGGTGACAAAGACAACGGCATTCAAGCTGTTATTGGTCTGCTTAAGGGTAAGACTACCACAACAATTCAGTCCTACATCTTCGATAAGAAGAAGTGGACAGCTAAGAGGGCCCAAGATTGGGTTAAAGAGCATGGCAAGAAGGCCTTAAGTCTCACAAGACTTATTAGCCAAGTGCGGGAAGCGTTCTACAAAGCTTACAACTCGGAAGATTACTCAAGTAACTACTGGGTTGAGGAAGTCTTTGACGCTCATCTTATCGTCAAGTCGTACGCTGATAGGTACAGTTACTTCAAGGTCGGTTTCAAGCTTACTGATGATAAGGTTACGTTTGACCCTAGAGGTGAGTGGGTCGCTGGTGACTATGTGTTCGTCGAGCGTAACGCAGCAACTGAGGAGAAGGAGGTTTCTATAGAAGAGTTTTTGAGGCTCGTTGATGTTGAGTTGGAACAGATCGAGATCGCACAGATCTCCTAAGGCCGGGCCGGACCTTAAGTACCACCCACCTTACTTATTTGAGCGTTAGGAGGAACAAGATGACTTGGCAAGAGATGCTAGCCCAGTCGAATCAGCTCTTTGAGAGCATGAAGGTAATTCTTCAGAAGGGCGACGAGGCCACACCAGAAGAAAAGGAAAACTTTGATCAGCAGTTGGCCGACGCTCAGAAGCTTAAGGCAGATGCCCTGCAACTGAAGGCGGTTTCAGAGGGAGTTGTCCCTCTTCCACGACCTGATCGCAAGACGGATCCCCTGATGGATCCTTCAGGGGCGAGCGGCACGCCGCCCAAGGTCGATGGTGAGGTCAAGGACTTTGAGACTTGGGGCGAATACTTGTACGCGGTCTGGGTGAAGACGAAACACCAGAAGGATGATGCCCGCCTGAAGTGGCTAAGGGACGTCGGACCGGAGGGGCAGCAGAAGGCAATGTCTGGTAGTACTGGAGCTCAGGGAGGCTTTCTGGTACCTCCCCAGTTTCTACCGCAGCTTCAAGCCGTGATGGCGGAAGACTCTGTTGTTCGACAGTTCGCTACGATCATTCGAATGGCTCGTAGGCAGGTGAGTATTCCTGTTCTTGATCAAACTCAGACGCTTGGTGCCGGGCTTCCTACGTGGTTTGGTGGGATGCGCTTCTACTGGGCAGATGAGGGTGAAGAGAAGACGGAGACAGAACCCGCCTTCAAGAGGGTGAACCTAGTAGCCAAGAAACTGATTGGTTACACCCATGCTAGTGATGAGATCCTTGACGACAGTGCCATCTCTCTCGCGGACTTCCTAAGTGGGCCTATGGGCTTCGCTGGAGGTATCGCATGGATGGAAGATTACGCGTTCTTGCGTGGTGTCGGCGGAGGGCAACCTCGTGGGGTGGTCAACGCTCCTGTGACGCTCGCCCCAGCTCGTCAGGGTGCTGGTGCAATTAGTTACATCGACTGCATCAACATGCTGGAGCAGTTTATGCCTAGCGCTCGCGGGCGCTGGGTTGTGACGCAGAGTGCGATGTCTGACTTGATCCAGATGAACGGTCCTGCTGGTAATCCCAGCTACGTGTGGCAACCAAGCGCGAGAGACGGCGTTCCGGGCTTCTTGTTCGGGATGCCAGTCCACTGGTGCGAGAAGATGCCCGCTATCGGGACACGAGGGGACATTCTGCTAGCTGACTTTCGGTATTACCTAATAGGTGATAGACAAGCTACTACTGTAGAGTCTTCCACTGCACCTCGTTGGGCTTACGATGAGACGACTTGGCGCGCTGTACACCGCGTGGACGGTCAGCCTTGGTTGTCCGCGCCTCTTACGTACCAAGATCAAACGACACAGGTGAGTCCTTTTGTCGTACTCTCTGGTCCGACATCGTAGCAGGGTCGTGACTGAGTAAAGTGGTGGCTAGGGACTATAGCCCGAAAAGTGGTTTCCCTGCCACCTGCCACCACTTAATCAGGGACGCACTAAGGGAGGTGTGAGATGAGAGCGCCAAAGAAGTTCGGCGGAGGTAGGGGGACTACATACTGGGAACCTCCGGACGAGGAATGGTTAAGCCTTCACTACGTTGTTCTAGACAAATCCGTACGGCAGATTAGCCGCGAGATTAAGGCTAGTCGGGCGGTCGTTGAACGCTGGCTGGGGGAGGGTAGGTTTCCTAGACGCACCCAGGCGGAGACTCACAGACGACACGCTAGGGCGATGACAGGACGGGTAGGTAGTGAGAGCTCTAACTGGAAGGGTGGTAAAGGGCGGCGCTACGGACGGAAGGTGTTGCGACGTGCCGAAGTGCTTCAAGCTTGTGCCTGGTGTGGCCAAAACGGGTCCGGCCCTAGCAAACTTGAGGTGCACCACAAAGATCATAACAGTCAGAATAACATTCTGGAGAACCTTATGTACCTTTGCCAGGCGTGTCACTGGCTGGAACTGGGTCTTTGGCACCTGCGAGAGCAGGATAAGATAGATCTCATTGCTATAGGCAGCGAGATCCATGTAACCTTTAGGAGGTAGAGCATGTACACGGAACAATTTACAGAGGTCCATGATGTGTTAGCGGCGATTGCTCCTACTACGGCCAATGGTGCAGTAGGGGCTCACGCTAGTGGGTACGTAGACATGGCCGATTACCATCGAGCGTTCTGCTGGCTCCATGTCGGAACGCCAGGTGGTGCCAGCACTATTGATGTGGCGATAACACAGGCCACTAGTTCTGCTGGCGCAGGTGCGAAAGCGTTGACGACCCCTGCAGGTGGCTCCAAGTCGCCGACGCAGATCGTCGCCGCCGACGCTGGTGTGTATGTCGGTATCGAGATCCGTAGTGCAGAACTGGATGCTACGAACGGTTTCCACTTTATCCAGGCCACTGTCACTGTGGGAACCAGCACGTACACGTATTCCCTGGTCATCTTCGGCACCGTCAGTAGGTATGAAGCTGTCGGCGTCACAGACTTCGCGCAAGTCGTGGCGTAGTCAGAGATTTCCTCCTTTGGACGAGATAGGGGAGTAGTTGGGGACCTACTCCCCTATCTCAGGGAATGCGCTTCTAGGAGTGTACAATGCCCTGGATTACACTGAAGGTTGCTAAGCAGATTAGGCGGGGTGGAGTTGCCCGAATGTACTATCCTGGTGACTCTGTAGAGGTCGGACGACAAACTGCGTTAGATTGGGTTCTTAACGATCTTGCTGAAGACCCGTTTGGGCAGGTTGGCACTCCTCTGCTAGAAAGCGAACTCGTAGAAAGAGGGCATGAGTATGGTGTCCGAGTCAGAAGCGAGAAAGGTAATGCTGAAGTCACCCCCTTAGGGCAAGTGGCACAACAACTTTCCTATGGTGAGCCGGCAATACCTTACAAGTACACGTTGATCTGGCGGCCTGGAGTTAGGGTCAACCCTAAGATGGCGCGGTACGGCTTCCTTAGAATCTTGGAAACTGATAGAGAGGTAGGGACTTCTTGGGAGATGGCAGCAAGTCTTGTAAGTCTGAGTGTCCTTGCCGATAGTGTTGGTAGCGAAGAGGATCAAGCGAAGACGTTAAAGCTCGTTGGTGACCTGCGACTTCCAGTGTACGAATCTCGGCTGGTGTGGGCTCGGAACTGCCCCTCTGCACAAAAGGTGGTTGCTGCATGGGCTGCGGAGCTCGAAGACGGTGCGGGTGAGTATCACGCTTTTCTACGAGCTCTGTATTCAAATAGGACTTTGCTTTGCACGATACCTAGCAGCTGGCAGGGGTAGTATGGCGGGAAGTTTAGGAGCAATCTGGATTGCCTTCGGAATGAACGCTCAAACCGAGGCAGCGAAGAGCAAGAAATCATTTCTGGAATATAATCGTTTTCCGACTAGAGTGCTCACAGACGCGTCCTTTCCAACACCAAAAGATCTTACGACTGACCAGAAAGCACACTGGGCTAAAGTCAACGCGGATCTTTGGTCGCCTTATGACTATACCCTATTACTAGATGCAGATACTAGGGTTAAGGGAAACCTTTCATTAGGGTTTAAGATTCTTCGAGATGGGTGGGAGATTGTACTCATACCAAGTATACCTCCATTACCAGGGATCTTTCTTTGGACCCTAAGTGGAACTGAGAAGAGAGGAACTCTAGAAGAACTTGGAACCTGGAAACATATGATGCTTAATACAGGAGTCATGTACTTCCAGAAGACTTGTCGAGTTCGAAAGCTTTTCGAAGCTTGGAGGTCAGAGTGGCTTCGGTACAAAGATAGGGATCAGGGAGCGTTTCTTAGGGCCCTGCGATACTGCCCAGTGAATCTGTGGTTGTTAGGGTCCCCCTTCAACAGTGCAGAGGGTGATGTGGTTGAACACTTGTTTGGAAGAGCAAGATGAAGGTCAAAAATCCAGGTCTGAGTTACTATGTCAGCCGCATCGAAAGTGGTTATCCATTTAGTTTTGTTCGCTTTGGCGATGGGGAGTGGACAGCTGGAATCTTGCGTGACAGAAATCGTACGACAAGTGGATCCCAAGCGTTAGACATTCCAGAGCTTCAGAAAGACATGCGTCGCGTCTTTACAAACTGTCACGTAGCGAGAAACTACATTCCTTCGCTAAGACCGACATCACTAAAACCAGAAGTCGAAACTTGGCTGGAAGGAAACGTTCCTAAGGGAGTTGTCTGGCACGACTGCCGCGTGTTCTACCTAAACAGCGCTCACGGCAAGTTGTTCCCTTTCATCGACGCGCTACAGCACCTTGACATTCCTATAGTTCTTGTAGGCCCGGTAAGGTTGTGGACCCTAAGATTTTCTGGTCTCTTACCAGAAGCCAAGTTGATCGTCACTCCGGATGTTGACTGCTATGTATTGAAGGGTCAACTTATTGAGCAGATCCTTAACATTAAACAACCAGCTTGTATTATGTTTACTGCTGGACCTGCAGCGAAAGTGATGATCCATCAACTCTACCCAGTTATAGGTCATCACTCCTATCTACTGGATCTTGGTAGTCTTTGGGATGTGTATGTAGGTCATGTGACACGAAAGTATCATAAGACTATGACACTTGAGACGATAGAAAAGAACTCGTTAGGGCTATGAGAGGCATTGCTATCGTTATCCCTACACTAGACAAGGAAAAGGGAGAAAGCGCTGGCAGTTTAGCACTTGCAACGTCGAGGTGTGACGTTCCTGTAAGGGTCATAGTGTCACATGACGAGAAAGGTCAGGGGTTCACGAAAACTGTAAACACAGGGATGCGGCAAGCGCCTGATGAGGATATCTGTTTACTCAATGACGACATCCTAGAGTTCCAGTATGGGTGGCTTGAGATTCTGAGACAGATCTTGTACATTGATCCTAGGTATGGGATAGTCGGGCCTTCAGGTAGAAGCGCCTCAGCTCCAGCTAGTAAGGGGGCACCAGGGCAGTTTGGAAGTCAAGAGGTAGGTCAACTCTCCTTCTGGTGCGTCCTAGTAAAACGAGAAGTGATTGACGAGGTAGGTCTTCTAGACGAAGTGTTCATACATTATTGCTCGGACACTTGGTACTGTCGAGTTGCACGCGAGAAGAACTGGAAGTGTGTCTGGGCAAAAGCTGTTTATCTTAAACACAGGCATCATGGGTCAGGAATTCCTGGGGAGTGGAAGTTGCACGACAGGAAGATTTATGCAGAGAGACGTGGAACATTATGA